AAATGATTCGCTATCGAAACGATGCTGGTGACGCTTACAAAGAACTCTCATCTGCTGTTATGAAGATAGTTCCCAAGGATTTTATGCCTAAAGCTATGCAAAAGGTTGGTGAAGCATTAAATTGGGTGATTTTTAATAATCACGAAAAGATGTTGCGTAACAAGCATGGTGACGAAATAAAGCAACGTGAATTGTGGCAGCTTGAAAAGAAAGTTGCTGATTTAATAAACGAAGGATTTATAACTAACTTCGATAATTTGATTAGCTATCTGAGAAACCAATATCAAAAGCGTAATTATCCACAAGTGTTCAATTATGCTTCTTAAAAACAATGCGCACCTCATTAAGTTGGGGTGCGCTTGTTTTTATGACGAATTGGAGAAAATTGTGGCTGAAATCAAAGAAAAGCAGGAAAAAGGTTGATTAATTGTAAGTATATGTATTTCTTTGTCTCATTATTAACTAACAAATTTATAATTATGAAGAAAATACTTTTCATGCTGGTTACACTATTTTGCTTATCTGCTAATGCACAAGAAAAAAAGGAAGAAGAATCCTCTAAAAGCAAAACTGTAGAGCTTTTAAAAAAGGATGGTGTCCTTTTAAAAAAGGATTTCTATGATATTGGCAAGGTAGCAGGTGCGACTTTTCAAAATATAGTTATTACTGATATTTCGACTGGTCAAAAAACAGGAGCACTGCGTATTGAAACCTCATACTATTCTTCTATAGGAACAGACACATATATCGGAACGTTAGATTATGATGAGTTAGCAGGTTGCATTAAGTCACTGTCTTATATCAAAGATAACATTATAACAACCATACCTGAAAACTATATTGAATGTGAGTATAACACTAAAGATGGAGTTAGCCTTGGCGCATATTTAAATATAACAAAGAAAGAAAGTGTATGGAAAATTTACATACAAACGAAGAGCTATACAAATAGATCACAAACATTTATGAAGGCTGAGAATATTAGCGAAGTTATTTCTTTACTAAATCAGTCTTTAGAAAGTTTAAAAAGCCATCTATAAAATTAACAGCAGAAGCCGAAGCACTAAACTCCGGCTTTTTCTTTACCCACCATTCAGCCTCCAACAATAAAAAAACAGTACCTACCAAAGTAGGTACTGTTTTTATGCTAAAATGAAAGAAAATTACTATTTTATTGGCATTAATTGCTCAAATAATGCAGTATATAGATTGCCTTTATCATCTTTAACGAGACAATCATCTTTGTAGATAGTAGTAACTGTTACAGGCATATTTTTATATAATACAATACTAACTTTTTCTTTTAAATCCTCTTTTTTTATTTTGTTGGTATAGATTTTCTCTTGATAATCATTGTTCCTTGGACCTAAGAATTTGTCTCCATTAAGATGTATCATATGGTCAGGCATATCAGCTAACCAAACTTCTGTCTCCCATGCTAACTTTTCTGAGAATCTCTTAAATGTCTTAAAATCTAAAAAAGCAGTGACGAATATTTTTCCACAAGTAACGTTTTGTGTCATTGCATTAATTTCTATAATCCTTTTGGGATCCATTGGACCAACGGAAGTTACGGATTCTATAAAATAGAGCCAATTTTTCTCTTTATTATATAGTACTACATCTGGCATTTTGTCATGTAGAGTAATTTCAAAGCCTAGCTCTTTTAACTTTTTTGTGTCTTTTACTAAATCTTTTTCAATCGTATCTCCAACATACAAACATTCAGAATTAGGAGCAAAACGTGGTGCAAATTCTTCTATTATTGCCTTTTGAAGTTCATTATGACTACCTGTTGAGAAAGTAAAATTCTTACCGTTTATTTTTACAGGCATTTTTGTCATTTCCTTTTTAGACGCATAAGTATCTATTAATTTTTCATGCTTTGACAAAAATGAATTTATTAATTTTTCATTAGGGAGATCTTTTATGACATCCAAAACTTCTTTGGTGAGCCGATAACGGAAATTAGGGCTATTGGTTGCTCTTCCATTATCTTCTATTAAAGCAGCAGTGCGAAAATGATGAATTGCTTGTTTGCGGAATGTCTCTCTGCTATTTTCTGCATATGTGATCATATACTTTTCTTTTATAAAGCCAATTATATCATGGATACGGGTCCACTCATTTGTTGCTTTATTCCATTTGTCACTAGGGCCTATATTAGCCATTGCTAATATAGCGTAACAGCATAGATCGGACTGTTGCTCCTTAGGCATCCCTAACTTTTCAAGTAGGATTTTAATCGTTTTCAGTTTGTCCATTTATGTATTTATTTAGTATATTATTACAATTGCTTTCTGAAAGATCATTAGATAGTTTTAACTCCTTTCCCATGGTCTCTATTACATTCATCGTTGGTATAGGTATTACATTTACTTCTGTTGAATTTACTTGAGTTGAACCATTTAATATACGATAATACATATCATATATTGATGAATTAAATAATACAAATAAGCCATATATAGCTTCTTCTGATAATAATTGTACTCCCTCAATAAAGTTAATCTTATTCTGAGTACTTATATATTCATATTCTGAGTATTCATTTGATAGGTATATACCACATTGTAAACGTCTATTTTCTTCTTTCGAAGTGAATCTTTTCACAAAAAGATAGTTTTTATTTTTCTGTAAATATCCTTTCTTATCTGTTTTAATATACTCACCATTTTTTCCTATTGGAAATATAACTTTTCCCCCTTGTATATGTTGAGAATAAAATAATGGATAACTCAAACTTTCTTTTTTATTTCTCAAAACATTTCTAGTTCGAAAGTCTACGATAATACCGGTTTTCATTTTCAAACCTAATGCGGGCAAAGTCTTTGGCAAACGATTGATTATTAATAAAGAATCTTTCTCTTTTTCATTAGTAGGTAAATATACATAGCCATTAGAAGGCATGACAACGATATTATACGGAACTTCTAATTTTGTAATATTAGAAAAATCACTAGATAAGCTAGATGTGATCAAGATTTTTTTTGAAGGAGTTTGTGCTTTTTTTATTTTTACGATAATTGTTTCTTGCAAAATAGATTCGTTATCAAAAACTTTATTTCGACTTTCAAATAAGTGAATTTGTAATAGGACACAATTTTCAAATAGATAATCTCTAAATTTCTGAAAATAAGCGCCTGATGTCCATGATCTGGGTATGATATATATCATTTCACATCCTGGTTTTAAATTATATACTCCCATAGCCATAAATAAAAAATATAGGTTGGGGGCACCATAGCAGACAGAAGGCATAGCTAAAGCTTCTGGGGCATCCTTAGCAATTTTTAGATAAGGTGGATTTCCTATTATTATATCATATAAAAAATTAGTATCATTAGTCCCTTTACGTTCAAAATTTTGAGAAAGAATATAATTATCCTCGATAATTTCATATTCTAATCTATTAGGCATTTGAGTTTTGATATATTCAAGATTACTTTTTAAAAGAGGAAGTATATTTTCATCGTTTTCATAACAAGTTAAATATAACTTTGATATATGTTTCATTGGACGTAGTTTATCCAATATGGCAGCAGACAGGATTCCAGACCCTGCACCCGCGTCTAATATTTTAAATTCACACTTATTTTCTTGTAAATCAAATAGGCTTGCCATGTATATAGCAATTTCCTTACTAGTAAAAAACTGTCCGTATTTTTTTCTTTCACTCTTGGAAGTATTGATAATAAATGAAGTAGTTCTACTGCAAATAGTATCTATTATTTTATTTTTTTGAGTCATTATAAATTCTCTGCTAATTTCTTAATATCCTCCGCAGACTTCACCTCATGTACGGTATCGCCGACCTTTACGAAGCCAATAATATCATTGGTGTTTGGCTTCTCGAATAGCTCTGCAATAGGAACATTCAAAGTGTTTGCTATTTTTTCTAATGTTTGCAACTGTGGATATTCTCCTCGTAAAGTCTTATTTAGACTAATATCTGAAATACCCATTTTTTCAGCCAGTTCCTTTTGGGTAATGCCTCGTTCTTGGCAAAGTTCTTTTATCCTTGTTCTAAAATCCATAATACTATATAGTTTTATTCGACAAAAATAGTGATTTATACTACATAATACAATTATCTGATAAAAATAAACCTACTTAGTTTTATAATTAACATTATTTATCATACTATCTGTTGCGTAATTAAACTAATTAGTTTTACTTTGCAATATAATGTTAAACCAAGTAGTATAATTGGTGTAAACACATAAATATTAAGAGTATGAGCACAACATTAAGAAATCAGATGAAAGAGGTTATGCAAATGGCATGGTCTTTTGTTCGCAAGAACGGTTATTCAATGAGTGAAGCATTAAAATGCGCATGGGCTAATTTGAAGCTCAAAGTGGCTTTGAAAGTTAAAGTGGTAGAGTTCTATTTCAAAAAGACTGATGGCACGTTACGTCAAGCCTTTGGCACTTTATTAGACAGCAGAGTACCCGAAACTAAAGGTACAAAGAAAACGGCTGATAATTGCCAAGTGTACTTTGATACAGAGGTAGGCGACTGGCGTTGCTTCAAGAAGTGCAATCTTATAAAGATAGCTTAGTATAAACAATGTGAGCAGGTGCTACCAACGCCTGCCCACAATAAAATCAATAACGATATGCAAAATTCAATTATCAATTTCGACTACAAAGGTAATCAAATTCCTTTTGAAAAAGGGAAAGACGTATTAGTAAATCTTACGGCTATGGCAAAGTCATATCCAGAGAAGAATCTAACGACTATCGTTAACTCTCAGGAAATCAACGACTATTGTTATTCTCTCTCAAAACTAAAAAAATATAGTTTTGCTGATTTACTGATAGTTAGGAAAGGTGCACCGCACTTAGGAGGTGGTACTTGGGCGCATCGCCTCGTCGCTATTCGTGTCGCACAGAAACTAAACTCAGACTTAGCAGTCTGGGTAGACATGAGAATAGAGGAACTTCTCACCACTGGCGTTACCACCGTCTCCAACGATGACGAAGCCATCGCCTATGCCATGCAAGTGCTCAGAAAGAGATTAGAGACCGCCAAAGCGGAGAAAGAACGGTTAGAGGTAGAGAACCACCTACAAAGCGAACAACTGAAACTAGCCGCCCCGAAAGTGAAATATGTGGATGAAGTATTGCAATCATCTCAAACTTACACGAGTACACAGGTAGCTAAAGAATTAGGCATGAGAGAAGCGGAACAGCTTCATAAGGCACTTAAATCGAAAGGTATCATGTTTAAGCAGTCCGGGCAATGGATGTTGACAGCAAAGTATAGCGAGAAAGGCTATACCAAACCGCGTACAGTTACTTTTCCACGTTCTGATGGTTCACAAGGAAGCAATACAATTACTGTCTGGACGGAAAGAGGTAGAGCTTTCCTTCATCATTTGTTCGGTAAGCAAAATCAATCAGCATGATCGAAATGACACTGATTATCGGCAGCCTGTACATCGGTTACAGGCTGTTCAGAAGTAACAATGAGAGATTTTTCCATTAAAATATAAACACATAAAATATAACGGTTATGATAGAGTTAATAGCTGAAAACCAAGAAGTAAGAATTTACCGGTATAATACAGTAGGCGGTTGGATTAACGTATATCAGTTTAAAAATGGTGAATTGACTTTTGGGGCTGGGAAAGCATCAATACTGAATAGATTTGAGAAGACACATGTCTATGATAGAGTTTGTAAAGTACTAACACATAAAAAATAAACGGTTATGGCAACAGAAATCAACATCGAAGAAGTAAAGAACAACGCTATTCACTCTGAATTATTGAAAGCAATGTGCCTAATAAGCCAAGCTCGAAATATTGTTTCGGATGCAATGGATGAAAAAGAACTAAGGGATGCCGGACAATGGGACTGCTTAGATGATACAGTTTCAGGGCTGAATGAATGTTCTCGTGATGTAAGCTATATTATTGGCATGATTATAACAAGTAGAGTTGCGGTTCTGACGACCTAACACGATTATCAAAAGGCAGTCTCTGCACGACATCAAGGGCTGCCTTTTAACAGAATGTATGTCATTAGGTTGGTATGCGCTATTGTTATTTTAACAAAATATCTTTTGGGCTTTATCGTATGTGGAAAATTTTTCAAAGTCAATAAAAGATGAAATGTTATCGAATTTGGCTCTGTATTCTTGCTCTATAACATTAAAGCGCTTAACATATTCTTCATTTTCAGACTTTAATACATTTGAATATATTTTATAAATATCTGAAATAAACTCTCTTGTTGCTAATTCTTTAGCTTTTTCTATATTCCCCATTGCGAGCTCAAATTTAGCTGGGGAAATCCCATTAGGGTATCCATTTGCTTGAATTGTATTTTTTATTTTAGTCACATCATCTGTCATTATCCATATTTTGAAGAACAGGATAATTTGTAAAACGCCAAAAATAATTATTATCCATCCAATAAAATTTTGCATGTTTTCCATAATCGTATATTTTTAATTAAACAATTTACAAATTTACTTCAAAATCTATTTACTCCAAATTATTTCACGACAATTCTTTTATTGTCGTATATAGTTCGTTCTAAAAAGGTTTTTTAAAACTTGCTTCCTTTACTTTTATACCAATTCTTTCACAGCTCGGTTGTAGTGAAATCTTTGGGTTGGAAATTCTTATAGTAAAGTTGTTGAGTGATTACTTTTGAGGAAATCTGTAACAATCGTCTGGTTGTTTGGCATTGGGGTAAAGAATTAAGAAGAATCGGTAGGAGAGAGGTTTGATTTTGAATGTCTGAAATAGATTTGTGACCTTTTCCTGAATGTCATGGATTCGATGAATGAAAATTCATCATGGATTAATGAGTATAGTAATTTTGAAGATAAAAGCCTATGGAATTTAAAGGAGATATAACAGGACTGAATGAACTTGAAAAGAGGATTGAGCAGTACTACATTGACCGTCTTATACAAGCTGGTGAAGCAGCTGTTCAGAAGGCTGTTGTGGATGGAAACTATCAAAATATTACAGGTGATTTAAGGAGTTCCATCGGATATGTTATTGCATATAACGGGAAAATCATCAAAGAAGGTGGTTTCTATAAGATTCAAGGGCGTGGTAACAATATGCAAAAGGTGGAATTTACCACCAAAGATGGAAAACAGGTTTCATTTTGGGCTAAAGGAAAATTCGGTGATGGTTCCCATGGTTCTAAGGAAGGTTTGGAGTTCGCAAGGTCGAAAGTTAGTTCATCTGGGTATTCTTTCGTTCTGGTTGCTGGGATGGAATATGCAAATCATGTGTCAAGCAAGGGGTTCAATGTCCTTGATTCAGGAGTTTTAATGTTATGGAAATTAATTAAATAAATTATGGCGGGAATAATTGCGGACATGTCTGAGGACATTAAAAAGTTGCAGCAGGTGAAAGCTGAAATTGCTGGTGTTAAAAAGGAATTAAAGAGCATTGATATTAGGGTAAATCTTGATATTAAAGAAAATTTCGAAGCTCGATTAAAATCTCTCATGGAACAATATGACACTTTGGTACAGAAAATTGCTAAAGTGGAAGGTGAAATGATGATTGCAAAACAAAAAGTCTCTGAAGCAATAAACGGAATATCGTCAGATCCGTTAATTTCATTCGATGCGGAACTAATGAAGATGTGTAATAACCTCAATAAGTATTTTGATGAATTATTGGCAAAAGTGGAATCTATGTCTTCTTTATTACAAGTCGGTAAAGCAGGCATTGATGGCTCTACTTCTAATAATGTGCCAATACAACAATTGGAAGACCTTCGCATTAAAAATACCGAATTGACTGAACAACTTCGTGTTCAAAAAGAGGAAATTAGACAGCAGCAAGAAGAATGGAATAAGTTGGCAATGGCAATAAAGACAAACAATGTAAGCGCTATTGAACAATACAAGCAAGCTACAAACTCTTCTTCTGATGCTGTCAAGAGTGCCAAAACGGAACTGAAAGGTTTGACAAAGGATTTAAACGAAAATATCAAGTATTACGATACATTAGCGGCGCAAATAGCATCTTATAAATCTATACTTGATAGATTATATACAGCACAAGAGAAAGGTATGACACGTGTCCCTATTGGTGATGGGGCAACGGCTCTTATTTCAAGCGAATTAGAAAGATTTAAACCACTACTTGATGGTGTAAGCCAAAAGAGTAAAGAGATAGCATTACAAATTTCAGAACAGAGAAAGAGACAAGCTGAACTGAATACTGTAATAGAGCAAGGCAATGAGAAACATGCTCGTACTCGCGCTCTTATTTTGGATGCGCGAGAGCAATTGGTGCAGATGCGCTCCGCTGGGCTGCAAAATACTGCGCAATACCAACAAGTAGGACAAGAAGTCGCAAAAATGCGTACACAAATGACTCTTGTTAATGCGGAAATGGAGTATCTCTCTAATCCAAATAAGAATCTTTTGGTATTAAAAACTGGATTACAAGGGATAGCTGGTTCTGCAAGTTTAGTTGTAGGGATAATGGGCTTTTTTAATCAGAAAAGCGAAGAGATGGTACAAATCCAAACTAAAATCCAATCTTTACTTGGAATAATAGTTGGACTGGAAACCACTTATAACACGGTTAAGAAAACTGGTATATTAATGCGTGCTGTTGAGGATTTACAGACAAAAGCATTAATTGCCTCACAAGCCTTGGAAGCTAAAGCTAAATCACAACTCATAGCGCTTACATGGTCGGAGGTGGTAGCTCAAAAAGCATTAAATGCAGTGGCAAAAGTGAATCCGTATATTCTACTTGGGACGGCAATTTTAACACTTGTAGGAGGAATGGCTTTGCTTATCAAAGCTAATAAAGAAGGAGCTAAAGCACAGGAAGAAATTAATAGAAAGGTGGAAGCAGCAAAAGCAATGCAAGAATCTTATATGCAATCATTTGCATCAACTGCTTCAACTCAAATGACTACATACCAAAAACTAAAAAAAGAATATGAATTGTTGGGGAGCAGTTTAAAAGATAAGCAAAAATTCATTTTAGAGAATAAGGATTCGTTCCGTCTGCTCGGATTGGCTGTTAATGGTGTATCTGATGCAGAGAATATCTTCATAAATCAATCTGATGCGGTAACAAATGCAATAATGCAGAGGGCAAAAGCTGCAGCTATAGGTAAGATTGCGCAGGAGAAATGGGAGCAATATTTCAAAGAGAGAGAAAATAACATAACATTACAAAGTGGAATATCAGCAATATCTAGCAATATTGAATATGAGAATGGGATACCTATCAGAAAGCTGTCTTTCGATAAAAATAAAGCAGATGAAACAAGGCAACTTTTGGAAAACTCTATAGATGAAGATGCGACAATTAAAGCACTAAAAGATGAAGCTGAAAAATGGAGTGAGCTTCAGATTGGAGTTGAGAAGGAAATCAATGATATCTTAAAGAAGGCGGGAATAGATGTTTATGACAATAATGCATCCAAGCAAGAATCTGCTGCCGAAAAGCTTCGTAAGGAGCAAGAGAAATACAAAGTTCTTCTCGATAAACAAGCGTTAGAGCAACAACGCTCTGCTGAAGACTTACAAATGAAAGTTGATGAAGCCCGTATAAAAGCAATGGATGAAGGTTCGGCCAAGACCATTGCTGAAATGGAACTCAACTTTGAAAAGGAGATGCAAACTATCGACCGACAGAAAGAGGATGCTTTGCGGAAGAAGATTGAGGATGCCCGTACTGCATGGGATGCTAATCCGGAAAATAAAGGAAAGTCCTTTGATGGAAGTGGGATTACACTATCTAAGGATGAGAATACACCATTTAATGAATTGTATAAAGGTGGAATAGCCGCTTTCGAAAAGAACTTAAAAGAGTATCAAGATAAGCAAGATGATGCTTGGAATGAGTATTATATTAAGTATGGAGAATATCAGGAAAAACGCAAAGCTATCATGGATAAATATGATAAGCAGATTGCGGACGCAGAAGAGGGGAGTGTTGAAAAATCCACTTTTATTGCCCAGAGAAAAGAAGATCTTGATAGCCTGGATGATGAATTGATGAAAGATTCAGAATTATGGAGTAAATTTTTCACAGATTTCTCAAATCGTTCTTCATCGTCAATAAGGAGTATAATAGAGGATATTCAAGAACTTGTTGATTACATGAATGGGGTGGAGGGAGCAAAAATACCCGACTTATTTAAGGATAATGAGAAGACTGTGAAAGCAATAAATGATGCTATGTCTGACCCTTCTTCCTTAAACAAGTTTACGTCAAATCTTTCCTCTCAAGTAAACAAATTCAAAAAGATGCTTGATAAGGATAATCCATTCAAGCAGATTCAAGAGGGATTTAAGAATAATGATTTTGAAAGTACCTCTAAGGGGTTCAGTGGTATAGCATCAGCTGTGAGAGAGTTGGATGGCGTTCTTGGAGATTTGGGTGTAAAATCAGACAGTACGGCTGGTAAGGTTACTTCTGTTTTAAGTAGTACCGCTTCTTATGCGGCAACAGGTGCGTCTGTAGGTGGACCTTGGGGAGCAGTTATTGGTGGAGCAATAGGCATGGCATCAGGATTAATCGGTATCCTTGGTGCTGATTATTCTGCCTATAATAAAATGAAAGAAGAATATGGGGCACTTATTGATGTTTGGGACACGCTTATTAGTAAAAAGCAGAAATATATAGATATATCTTATGGCGATGAAGCACGTAAGGCTGGGCAAGAAGTTCTGGACTTATTGAATAAGAAAGCTCAAAGCAATGTTGCACTTGGAGTAGAGAGGCTTAATGCAGGGGCGAGTGCAGGTTCTCACTCCATTGGCGTTCGTCAGAGAAAAGGAATGTCAAGCCAAGGGTGGGATGAACTTCGTAAAGCGGCACAGTCTATTGGATTCGATTACAACTCGGTTGCTGACGGTCGTATGACTGGGCTATTTTCTCTTACAGCGGAACAATTGGAACGTCTACAGGAAGAAGCGCCTACGTTCTGGGCGAAGTTGGACAGTGATGTACAAGGGTATTTACAAAACATTATTGACTGTTCTGACGAGATAGAGGATATGAAGACAAAACTTCAGGAAACAATGACCGGAGTTTCTTTCGATTCTTTCTATGACAGTTTTGTTTCTACTCTTTCCGATATGAATAAGAGTAGTAAAGATATGGCTGATGATTTCGGAGAATACTTGAAGAATGCCATTTTAGAAAACCTTGTGGCGAATAAGTACCGTGCTAAAATCGAAGCCTTATATAATGATTGGGCTGCAAAATCAGATAGTGATGGAGATGGTGTTTTTGACCTGACTGTTAAAGAATCGGCAGAATTGAAAGCCTCCCAAAAAGCGTTAGCTGAGCAAATTATGGCTGAACGTGATGCAATGGCTGATGCTTTTGGATGGAGTTCCGATATTTCTACTTCACAAGATTCTTCTTCCCGGGGATTTCAAACCATGTCTCAAGATACTGGCGAAGAATTAAACGGTCGGTTTACTGCTTTACAGATTGCAGGGGAAGAAATAAAGAATCAATCAATAGCACAAACTGGCCTACTTTCATCCATCAATGAAAAAATGTCATTACTTGACTTGACAAATGAAGATATTCCAAGATTAATGGCTAATGTACCTGATATTGCAGGACAAACGAGAGAAAGTATCGCAAGTGGCTATCAGTCGCAAGTTAATATTGTATTTCCGGATGAAAAAATAGATGTTTTGACATTGGAAGTCTCTGCTCTAAGGGGTATTGTTAATGAAATGAGGATTTTACAAGTTGAAGGCAATCTTGATAGACAGGAGATAAGAGAAGGGATACAAGTTGTTTCTAAGAATAGTCCTAGAATGATTTCTGAAATAGTAGAAGTAAAAAAGAATACATCAAAATTATAAGTTATGGCAGATTTACTAATGAATGAGCTGTTAATCAACAACAAGGATGCTTACACAACATGGGGTGTAAGAATGGGAGAGGGGTTTCTTGATGTAATTGGGGCAGCCGTCCCCATGAAAGACTTTATTGAGAATAAAAGCCGACTTGAACATGGGAAACGGGTAATAATCAATAATCCTAAGGTTGATGAGCGGGAAATAACTCTTTCGTTCACTATCGAGGGTAATTCTCAGTCAGATTATCAAGCAAAGAAGAAAGCTTTCTTTGATGAACTGTATAAAGGTGCGGTTGATATTCAAGTCCCAACCAATAGTAGCGAGGTTTACCATCTTATTTATACTGGCAAGAGTGTCACTTATGCTCAGAGCTTAGATAGGACTTTTGGTAAGATTTCAAGTAAATTTTCGGAGCCGAATCCGGCAAATAGAACTTAATTTGTGACCTTATTTCTAATGTCACAACAGGAAGCCCTAAAAGTTAGGGCTTCTTTCTTTTATTTCCGACCTTTGAGGTATGATAGATATCAAAGACATATCCAGTGCCATTCTTCTTTCAACCCCTCCCAACGAAGGTTGCAAGCGGAAGCTTACGCTCCAAAAAGAGGATTACATACTTTTGAAATTCTCTTTGGAGAATCCCATATACTTCAAGCTCGGAACTTACGTTGAATGCGACTTTGGACTATTTGAAGTGTGCGATTTGCAGAGTCCTACCTTCAACACCGATAACGCAGGCTATGATTATGAACTAAGACTTGATGCTCACTACTGGAAATGGAAAAATAAAATCTTCAAATATACCCCGGAGACATCTGGGCAGGAAGCGTCCTGGAGTCTGACTGCTCCACTCAACGTACAAGCAAGTATAGTCCTGAGAAACTTGAAAGCTCTTGGTTATACTTACAAAGGACAGGATTTTGATTTTTCCATTGACAGTACGGTCGAGAACAAGTCTCTGTTAATGACTTATGATAACACCAATATCTTAGATGCCTGTTTTGAAATGGCGAAGAAATGGGATT